GAAGAAGGGATGAAGATGGGCGCCAATCCGAAGCCCAGGTCTTTAGTCTTGGAACTGGAGGGGATGCCGGAGGACGAAATCGAGATGTCGAAGAAACGCCGTGGTTTGAGCCGGTAGATTCTGAAGACGGGTGCAAGGACGGTTTTTGTCCAATGCCCCAACGTAAAGTTGTTGATGTGGTGAATCACCCTCCGCATTACACAGAGGGTGGTATTGAGTGTATTGAAGCGATTGAAGCTCAGCTAACCGCAGAAGAGTATCGTGGCTACCTGAAAGGAAATTGCATAAAGTATTTGTGGAGGGAGCGTCATAAGGGTGGTGTTGAGTCCCTTAAAAAAGCTCAGTGGTATTTGGATCGTTTAATTCAGTACTTAGAAGACTGACATTGGTTCATCATCTTCTTCGTCATCATCGTCGTCACCTTGACACATCATGGCCAGTTCCACGAGTTCAAGTTGAGTTGGGCAGTCAAATTCAAGTTCAATATTTTCGTCTTGGAGAATGTCTTTCACTGCTGCCCACTCAATTAAACGCCGCTGGTACAGATTTAACAAAGCTGCGTACAACTGGTCCCAAGTCATCTCTTGTGCTTCAAGCTCTGCTTTGCGCATAGCAAATTGCAGTTGCAGAGGGAGTTCTAACTCGCGGGGACGAACAGCGTCTTCCATCTTGTTTGCTTTATCTTCAAATATTCTAATCCCACGAGTCAAATGATGATCCTTTCCAGTCATGCTCCTGGCCAAAATCAAAAGTGACTTCTAGGTCAAACTGGTTTGCAAACTCAGCCAGAGTATAGGGATTGATCTTTTGTTCCAGGGTTTCAATTGATCTGATCTGGTGCTCAGCTCCACCGTAATTGGAGAACGCACGCAGGAGAATACCTCCAGTTGGCGACAAGGAAGAGCGTATTTCCGATAGAAAAAGTGAAGATTCTTCTCTGCGTCGATCAAGGAGTCCGCCTACTACCCTGTAATAATGATCGAAGACCCAACGGGTGATTTGTTCTGCTGCACCACGCCAATCCTCAATCTCCACTGCATCAATGATGGGACTGTAAAGAAAAGGCTCCCAACCAACGGAATGAATAAAAGAAATTAACGCATTAACCATTGAGTCATCAAGACCTAAGTTAAGACGCATCAATTCTTCGTTAATAACTTCTACTTCGTGGTTCAAATATTCCAGTGCTTTACGTTCTGTACAGCAATGCCCTTGACGCACTGGAGCGCCATCAGGATAATATTGTGTTCCAAACCCTAACGTATAAGGAGTTGTTCCAGTGCACGGATCTGGGTAAGCTTTTTCGCTAAACCCCTCATATTTTTTAATTAGTTTAATTGCCCGCGAAAAATCGGACATGAGAAATAGTTCAGCTATTCCCCATAATAGTCTTAATTAAAACTAACTGTTAGCCTTTACCTTGCCCACGAGACTTCTTACGTCCATGAGAAGGTTTGGAGTTTTGTCCTTGTCCTTGTTTTGTTAACTTAGGACGAGACTCTTTTTTGGTTGACGTGTTGCCTTTTACTTTTCCCATCTTAACTACCACTTAACTTTGTGAGACCAATATCTTGCCGACATGATGTCTGGCTTTGCGTCTTGAGCGTTATGTCGTGCATAATAAGATTTACGCCTAGCTTTATCTTTTTCAGTTGTAGGGTTTTTACCTGCGCCTTTTACACCTTGCTGGCCAAAACGAATAATTTTTTCTTCTCCATCTTTACATGCTTTAACCACATGTGACTTGGTGGGATGGCCAGGAGTCTTCTTTGGCTTGTTACAAGCCATGTCATCTTTCGCTAGCTTAGCTGCTTTTGCTGCTTTCTTACGTTTATCTGACATCAACTAAGCCCTTTAAACATAGATGTGAATTCGTTTAAGAACCCCTGACCAGCTTTTGATTTGGTCGGTAATTTCTCATCTTCATCAATTGTAAAATAACTAGACCTTGTTGGTTCTTCCTCTTCTTCTCCTTCACCAAAGAAACTTTCAATTGTACCAAGGGAGGCAAACGGGTCAGAAAAGTTAAGCCCAGTTGTCTTCAATGCTTCGTTAGTTCCTGCTTTGGTGAGAGCAGCTTGTTCGGATCGATCGAGATCCGGAAAAAAGTTCTCATAAAACTCATCTTCTGTACCCTGGAAACCAGCAGATTGAAATGTCTTGTATAGTTCAGTTTGGCCTTCAATAGTATCTTTGGGTTTATAGTCTTCTTCTCTTTGAATGTAACTAACACCTAACACTTCTTGTGTTGGTTTTTCTCTTTTCTCGTTTAGGTACTTAATTTGTTCTCTAATTTCTTGTGCCGAACCAGTTCTAACAGCTTCTGTAATGTAATTTTTTAACTCTTCAATAGTTCCACCAAAACTTTCAAGTCCGTATTTCTCTAGTACTTCATCCCAAGTTTGCTTATCTTCTGGATTCAATCCTTTTAACATCTCATCAGCAAATTCTTCTGGCTTCAAGAACTGACCAAAAACTGTTCCTTGAGCAAGAGCTTCTTCATTAAGAGCTGGAAGGATTTGATTGTAGATATAATCACTCACTTTAGATGCGTTTAAAATGTCATCGGCCGGATCGTAACCTTGCCCTTGGCCTTTAACCTGGAAGTGCATCCTGGCAAAAGCATCTTTGTCATTGATGTTCACACCAAAGCGATATGCTTGTGAGGTCCAGTAAGGATCTCCATTTTTAGCTGCTTCCCAATCAGCACTTACTGTGGATGCTTGCTTTGCATAGGCTTCAGTTCTTGCCTTGTCTCCCGATGGGTTAAAGTAAAACTCTGCGTTAAAGTAACGTTCAGGAGTTTTACGAAGCTCTTCAATATATTCATTAGCCCTTAAATCAGCAACTAATTTTACAGCGTTAAGAATATCTTGAGTTTGGAATGGGTTTTGTTCTGACTGGCGAACGTCGAGATACTCAACGAATTCATTCATTGATTTGGATTCGTTGAAGCGAGGCATCAAATATTGATCAATAAAGTCACGTGCAAATTGACCTTGAATCTTTACTCGTTCTTCTGCTTGTTCTTTTGTAAGTCCCAGCTCTAAATCAGCTTGGTATTTTTCTTTAAGTGTGTTATCAAACCATTGCTGCCAGTTATAAGTTACTTCATTGTTAATACCAGTAATTCCACGTAAAGATTTTTCTAAAGACTTTTGTGCTTTATCGCCACCCATAAATGAGAGTACACCGCCGACCCCAGAATCCCCAAGAATTGAATTAGTTAAATCTTTGTTGATACCAGTAATTTCACCAAAAGAATCAAAGCCGCTAAAGATGGCAAGCTCTTGCTCCATCCCTTTAGCTTTTTTCATTTGCTCAATTGTTTGTTTTAAAACATCTTGGGTCAACGCACCAAAACGCTTAACGTCCACAATTGCTTTCTCACCGACAGCAGCGTTGAGTGCGTCTTCTAGTTCTGTAATTCCGTAATCAGCATTGATATTGTATTTAAATGCAACTTCTTTATCTTCCGGCCGATCAGACATTCGGAAGAGTACGGCAAATTCATCCGGCTTGTTAAGGTCCAGAAAAAATTCTTTTCCTTTTGATTTCCAATACGTGTCACCTGCTTTAGCAGCTTCCCAGGCTGCAGCAACTTCTGGTACCTTTAGAAGACGTTCTGTTTGAGTATCTGTGTTGACACCAAGCTGAATCGTACGCGCTTGTTGTAGCTCAATATCAGTCGGTTTGCGTTCAACGTATTGCTTTGCAGCGGCAAGTTCTTCTGCTTTGTTACCACGGGCACCTGCTGGCTTACCTTGTGTTGTGTAATGGTTTAAATAAAAACCATTCTCGCCATACCGTTGAGTAATATCAATATCATCATTGGCAACAGCAGATTGCCATTGTTGAGCAGCAACTGGATTTTGCGCTTTGTAATAAGCAGCATCAAAGACACCGTAAGGAGGTTTAGTTCCAAGATTTGAATCCCATGTTTGTAATTTATTTTGAGTGTAAAAAGTTTTATAGTCATATAACATTGTGTTTTTAATTGAGTCCGCTTCTGCCTTGGAAAAACCCGCAGCCTCAAGACCTAGATCTTTATTTTTTAAGATATCTCTTTGTTTAACGTAATCTCCTCCTGCAGTGCTGGCCTTTACTTGAGCAAATAAATCATCTGCTTTGTTTCGTGTGTCTGCTTTTGCGGTGTCTTGATTATATTCTTTTAGTTGTTTTTCGTAATTAGCTTTATCCTGATTGAAAATGTTATTTAAATCCTCGTATACACGAGGATCCATCATTGCAGCCCACCCTCTTTGTATATTTTGATACGCTTGTTGATAATATCTTCCCTGGCCAGATGCTCTACCAGTATTGTTCCAGTACCAATTATGGTCTGGAGCGGATGGCATTTCTGCTGGTTTTTGTTTATCTGTTTTCCATCTGCCCGTTGCAGGATCTTTGGTTAACGCCACATTAAACCGCCATCTGTAATGCTTCTAGTTGACAAGAAAAAATGTCAATAATTTCTTGCGACATCCAAGAACTAATTCTTTCCATCCTAGCTTGGGTAAAGAATTCTTGTTGTCTGTACCAGGTCTCTACTTCAGTGCTTCCCTTGTTACTGTTGCAGCGACGACAAGCAGGAATCAAATTGTTCCTGTTGCTGGAACCTGATTTAAACCTTGGGACAATGTGATCCAGGCTTGTTGCTACGTCTTCGCAATAACCACATTTATAATCCCAGGATTTATAAATATCGTCTCTAAATCGTTTTTTTGCTAACCTTGGAGTTACTTCGATCAGTAGGGCGAGTGGTGCGTTCTCGTCACTGAACATACTCTTTAGTTGCTGTTAACTTATTTTAAGATCGCTAAGCCAAAGCTCAAAGTTTAAGATTTGCTAAAAATCCTTGACCTGCATGGGTTTGTCGGTAGTGTATATCTGAACACTCCCTGTTCTTTATGTCAGCTTCTACCGGCTGGGTCACAGCCAACAAAGCGTGCGAGCTTCTTGGGCTCGACAAAAAACAACTGTTTAAGATGCGAGATAACGGTACCCTAAAACTGGGACCTCACTTCGCAGCCTTTAAGGATACGTTCTCACGGGACTCGTATCGTTGGAATGTGACTAGCGTCAGGAAAGCACTGCGTAAGCAGGGGATTGAATTTGCCGATCCACTTTCTTTGGCTGGTAAAAGTCCTTCCTGATTCGATAAGAAAGGATTAGATCGGTCAAGTTCAAAGTAATTACTTTGTTTTTAATACCGACTTCAAGTTTTTCTTGAATCTCTTTAAAGCAGTTCTCAAGTTTTGAGGGCTGCTTTTCTTTTAGTTGAAAAAGAAGAACCCACTGTGGATGCATGGGGCGAACTTTTTTCTTTTTTGAAATGATGTTAATTGTGTTGTCAGTGTTCCAGGTAAATCCTTTTAACTCTTTAGGGTGTACACCGTAAGTGGCAAGCATACCATAAAGCCACGCCGCTTGTCCAAAAGACTTCTTGTAAAGAAGCTGGAAGTAATCGTCAACAATCGCCTGGTCAGACGGAGGGGGATGTAAGTGCTTCATGGGTTGGTGCGTATGAGCTAACCAAACCTTAGACCTTACTTAGCCCAGGGACGCGTTGGTGGACAAATCTTTTTGAGTCTTAATAGACTCAACATTAGTATACATTATGTAAGTCTTCCTTAAAGCATTGTAAAGTTATTGATCGTGATCTTATCTGTTGCAATATTAAATATTTTTTGCAGCATTGGATAAATCATTGGTGATTGACAATTATACGGAGGAACATCCATGACTGCCAATGCGCGTTTAGTTTCTTGCAATGTGCGTGCCTTTGTTAATTCTTCTTCTGTTTGTTTGACTAATCTTTGTTCCCATTTGACCATACCATCTGGCCCTACAGGGAAATCAGATGGTTCGGGAGGAAACACTCGATCTCTAAACCTAAGTGCATAAATGTGTTTGCAGTATCGAAGCTCATCTAAAAGTGGCGTCCAGTTATCACTGATTGTCAGAATAATATCTTGTGGAACAACACTTGAATCCGTCTCAAATATTGCAGAGCTGTAGTCGTCGTATCCAGGCATACCTTCTGCCTGTGAGCCAACAGTAGCAATATTACTTGTACTTCTTGTGTAGATCATACCAAAGTCTCGATACACTCCAGGGTTATCACGCGTTGCTTTTGTATCTGTATTCGATTCACTTACGGTGTAATCCAACTCAAAACCCTGTGGCGCATACGTTTCAAGTACTCTGTTGACATCAGGTCGTGTCATCGCCCTGTTATCAAGCTTCCCATCAGTTCTAATCTCTTCAAATCGACCAGGCTTAACTGAAGCCCTGGAGCTTCGAGGAAATTGACGTTGATTATTTTTTCCGCCATTCGAAATAAAAGAGTAATCTCGATGTGTAAAGTCTTGGCAAGTACATGAATATCTAGACCCTGTCACCAGGTACCTACCAACTTCAAACCCCTGCGGTGACGGTGTGGTAAATATTGCATCAGGAGTGACATATACGGAACCTGCTTTTTTGAATGTAAGTACTCCTGTGTTTTGGTTTATGTTGACAACAACTGCCTGGACATAACCATAACGTCTTTGATTCGCAGGGTTGATCGTCTCTTTATCAATAAGAGGACCACCGTCAACAACAATACGATCTTCAAATATTTCTGTATTAGCAGGCTTTAATCCGTTGGGTTGACCAGTAACAGTAATGTAAAACGGAGGTGGCAGTGGATTAGATGGGCTCCAGGATCCAGCTAACTTCACATACCAAAAGTTTGCATCTTCTGTAACAGATTCAACAAACAGTTTTTGGCTACTGACTGTATCTTGTACAGAGTCGGTACGAAAAGATCCTGCATAGCGCCAAATGGCCCAATGCATACCAAACTCTTTGTTGGTTGTAGGAAAACCTACGAATGCACCAGAGATTGTGACGGGTGGGTTACCAGAAGTGGTTGTATTAGGAACTGTGTAAGAGAAAGGGAACGTGTACTCACCGTTATAAGTAAGAGACGTTGCCAGTTCGTAACCCCTTCTCCACCTGGCCCAGGCTGATTCCCTATTTGCAGAGTAGATCGAATCAGGGACGCTACCCCTAGAAAACTCTGTGGTAATTGGTTTAATTTTATTCGGCGTTAAAGATTTAACTTCTTGGAAGTTACCAAAGTTACTTCCAATTTTTTTAGCCATCTTTAGAAGAAACCACCTTGAGCAACGATGTGAGCACCGGGGGTATAACCAGAGATGTTGGGACCGTCCGGGAAGACGCCTACGTAAAGCCTGTCGCCCCGTTCCAGGTACACACCCTTGTTGCGCAGTGGAGCGGTCTCTCCGAGCCCTGTAGTGTTGCCTGCGGACATTGCTGGGGTGGCAATAATCGGCATCACATCAGAACAATCAACATCTTGCGTATTACCTGGGACAGTTTTAGCAAACACAACCTTGTAATCACCAGAAGCGGGAACTGGCTGGGTTGTACCACGGGTGTGGTAAAACACAAAGGTTACTGCTGGTTGATTACCGTAATTAACACCGTTGTAAGTGAAACCATTAACCAATCCACCTGAGTAGTGAAGAGCTGTATTCACCCCTGTAAGAGTGGCCGCGCCAGTGTAAGTGTAATAACCAACCCCACTTCCAGCGCCACTACCAGTGAGTATACCTGTAGCAGTAATATTAACAATTTGTCCACTTACAAAAGAAACAATAGTACCAGAAGTAGAAGCACTTACCGTGTAATCAGGGTCACGGTAGAAATCATTACGGATAATTTTAACTGAGTCAACGATGCCACCACTGTTATTATCTTCGCTAAGCGTAGCGTCCATGTCCACAAGAATTGCCGGGACCTGACCACCCTGCACAAAGAGAGTGTTTGCAGTTGCGTTACCAACAATCTGAGTAGTGACGCGTACCGAATCGTAAAGAGGACGGTCTACAAAAACGGGCTGCTTATTTGAGGAACTCGAGGACATTTACTTACTCAAACTTTTATTTTCAATTATAAACGAATTAAGCACCCATGTAAGATCTTAAGTTACCAAAAGGTGTGTCTGGTAATTTAGGCATTAAAGCTTCTGGATTATTTTGCAAAGCTAAAAAAGTTTGAAACGAAGTTCCGTCCTCATCTTCTTTCCTTGGTTGAAACTTCCAGCGTTTACGATTGACATAATCTGTTCGCAACTGTGGATAAAGTTGATAATCACTTAACCCAGCAGAGTAAATATCTCCGGGCAAGTAATCGTTACTATCAATGTATTCAGAAAACCTAGCCATTCACTTAAAAAGGAGTAAGTGTTCCCAAAAAATTAGGCAATTGGAAACCGGATAACGAAGGAATTATTTGTTCCATTATGGATTTTTTAAACGAATCTTTAAGGTTATCTACCAACGTTTTTTTGTCGTCAAAATCTGGTTTTGACTGTAAACCTAAAGAAGAAGAAAGTATGTCGGTTACAGATCTTTGATCTATATTCGGACTAGCAACGGCTGTTACTGCTGTTTGTGGTTGATCCAGAAAACCTAGCTGTCCATAAATTTGACGAGCTGCTTCTTGTCTTTGTTTGGTTTTGGGAACTCCTGCCCTTTCGTAATCAACCAAAAAACGACGGGCTGATTCTTCTGGAGAAACTGCTCCTCTTAAAGATTCAGCCGCTCTTTTTTCGGGTCCACCTAGTTCATATAAAAGAAAATCAGCTTGAAGATTCGGATCACCTGGATCCATTTTTTTTTGTTTTGCAAAATTGATTAAATTTTGCTGTCGTCCACCAGTCCACTGACCAAATCCAAACCCTCCTTTGCCTAAGGGTGCGCCAACAATACCCCCTTCATTGACGCGAGGATTAAATCCTGATTCGAGTTGAAAATTGCCAAGAACACCAGCAATCTGTCCTTTAGTATATCCAGCTTCTTTTAGACGCTTTGCAACAACAGCAGCGTTAGAATTTAGTGACATTTTTAATTGTTCCTTATTCTCCTACCCAATTTGAATCTGCCTTAAGACCGGGGACAAATACTGCTTGTAGAGCTACGATCAAACTCAGTTTCGCAGTAAGGCGACGGACAAAATTACGGCAGAGAATCATTAGGATAAAGCAGCTACACTGGCCCCCGGCGACTAAAAGTCTTGTGTCCAGTTGGTGGTCTTACCCACAGGTGTGGTGCCAAGTAACCTTAGTTTATCAAAGGGTTATTTTATGCGGCTTTCAAACGCTTTTTTGAGAAGCGCAAGCTGAGTTTGACTGAGCTCTTCTTGACTAAGAAACTTACGTGGATCGGTGAACATCTCTGTTGCACCAGGGATTGGGGTGGATTTAGCAAAGACTTCAGAAGCACCGAATTGAGGAACTGTTGGAGTTGGAATATCAGTAAGCGGAGTCTGGGTTTGGAAACCAGCCATTGCCCCTGGTACTTGATTCATTTTGTTGGCATACTGCATGTCACCAGTCTGTGCTTGGAATTGTCCCAGTGGACTTTGGGACATAACAGCAGAGGTGGCTTGTGTGTACCCAAGCTGACCTGGCTTTAGTTTCTGTGCTAACTGCGGGTTTGTAGTGGCCCAGATCTCAAGACCAATCTTTTCTTTGTCTTCTGGACTAGCAGTGTTATATGCTTTTGTTAATTCAGCAACACGATACTTTTTAAACAGAGGATCTTGCTCTGTCATTTGAGCAACGCGGGAACGTTCTTGAGCTTGAGCACGTTCTGCTGGTGTGTCCACTGATGCAAAGGTGTTAGCCTGTTGACCCGGAAATCCCGCTCCTGGACGAAAAGCTTCGGCTGCTGCACCTGCGGCAAGTTCTGACTCACGATAACCAGGGGGTAAATTGCCGATCGAAGGTTTTTTCCCTTTCCCCAAGTTGGCACCCATGGAGCCTAAAAGACTCATTCTTGCAGTGCTCTCTGGATTAGCAATACCCGCTTGAATATACCTTGGGGCTTCAAATACACCACCTAATACACTTGAAAGTGCTCCTAAAAGTGGATTCATCGGTAGTTCTCCGCTAAGAAAATATTAGAGCCAACAGATACGTCAGCAGGTCCAGGCATGGCCTGAATGAATTCAGCACCTGAGCGTTCGTAACGATAACGAGCCTGGAAAGGATCTTTGTAATTAGGAACGTAAAGAATGTGGGCAAGTCGATTTGTCTCATAAAGATAAATCTCGTCCCACGTTTTTAATGCTTCCTTGGCATTGCTAGATCGAATGGTACGATCCACGTCACCAGCAATATTTTCAACCCTGGTTGAAGGTGTGGTTGCAACCTCAGTTTTCTTTTCAGCCGTATCGCAACGATCGATCTGAATGATAATTTTACTGTAAAAATATGAATCAGGTACCGTGTTCATAGCTTCTTCCAAACGGGCATAGTCACCTGCTGGAACAGAAACCACGTAGTAACCTAGGTGATACCTGACTCTACTTTTATCAAAGTCACTGAGTTTCACAAACTGCAGCCATTTAATTCTTATTATAGTTTTAAAACATCAACCAAAATAACCGCTAAGAATATCTTGATTGGCTAGTGTCATTCCCTGCATGTATGGATCACCACCTTTAAAATCTTCAAGAAAAGAAAAAGGATTAATAGCTTGCGACAAAACTTGTCCAACTAATTGTTGCTTCATGTAATCAACTGGACTTTTAGGTTTTTCTCGCTCTGTTAATTGATATTGTGTACCACGGAGAAAAGCTTCTAAAACATCTTTTGTTCTTTGTTCAGTATTCGTCTGGCCAGAAGCGGGAAGCTGAGGAGCTTCTGGCACAGTAGCGTCCCCTACTTTGGTTGATCCAGGGGGCTTAGCAAGATGAAAAGCTGATAACCTATACCGTTTATCTCCTGTTGTAAGCCTTGCAATATTTCCAGCATTCCCATAATTTGCCACGCCCTCAACTGCTGCTGGACCAATAAATCTTAAGTCTGTCCCAGCAGGTAAACCATAGTCTTCTCCAAAATGGTAAGCTTGCTGTCCTGTTACAGGGTGTTTGCGCGTTCCCTTGGGACTAGTAAGAGGAGCATTTTTGCTTAATTCAAATTTACCAGGTGCAAGCGGTTTGTACAGTTTATTCCACTGAGCAGCGCCCGGTAGACGATATTCAATATTTTGTCCAATATCTGTACGCGCTTGAGAAAGAGGAATATCTACATTTCTTGCTAAATCTCTCAGCTCAAAATGAACATGCGCACCAGTGCTCCTTCCGGTGTTTCCTACTGGTCCTATGTAACTTGCGGGTCCGATTGGCATTATTCTTTTCTTTTTATTTTAAAACCAAAAAACCCCTGATTACTCAGGGGCTTGTAATTGGAGATGTTAGTTATACACGTACCAGGTCTGCGGCGAATACAGAATCCCAATCAACTCTTTTGATTTGGCGTAACTGCTCGAGGTTGTTAAATCTTTCACCAGACAGGGACAACTGAAGGTCCTTGATTTCTCGAGCAGTCTTCAAACCAATTCCTTTGATGTGGTCTGCAATCATCTGTGCAGTAGCACCGTTGATATTAAGACGTGTATCAGGGGGGAAATTGCGAGGTTCTTCGTTTGCCGCTTTATCTTTCACCTGCAAAGTCTTAACTTTTTTAGTTGCAGACTCGTCGGGTTCAAGTTCAGTTTTGTAAGCGGTGTAAAGGCGACCGTCCTGATCTTCGACCATGAACCAATCGCCTTCATCCCACTCACTAATAATTCGAACTCGAGCACCGGTTTTTTTATGACGATGCAGGAGCAGTTCTGCGGCAACAGACATAGGACCAAGAAAATACCTGGTCCTAGTTTAACTCAGTTACTCACAATACGGTTGACGAGATAGGACTCGATATCGTTGTAACCAGGAGCTTCATCCGGCTGGATGTAGCAAACTTCAACCACGAAGTAACCAGTACGACCGGCAGCTTTGTCAGCGGCAGAGATATACCAGCCAGGAGCCGTACCAGAGGTGGTAGTAGAAGCGGCGCGAGTAAAGACGCTGTAAGTAGCAGCAGCAGTGTGAGGCTTATAAACGTTACCATCGGTAAGACCAACAGCACCGCTAACCACAGGCACAGGCACAGCAGAAACAGCAGCAGTACCAGCGGCAAAGAAGACTTCGCCTTCTTGACTACCGGAAACGGTGGACGACAGGTTGACCTGGGCCACACCTTCACCAGAAGCTGCGCTGGAAACAAGACCAGTAGCGAACGAGATCACGCGACCAGTGGTGGTATAAACACCGGAAGCAACGCGACCATCACCCCAACCCGAAGCAACCGACATCGCAGTGCGATACACGTAGATGGGATAAGTGGAAGAACCACTGATCACCATACCGGTGATGTCAGTACGGGTGTCGTCTTGACGATAAGGGGAAGGAACAATAACGCTACCAGAAGCAACGGCGCCATCACCAGAGGTGTTGGTAACAGCAACGTAACCGCGCTGCTGGAAGTAACGATAGCCAGGGATAGCAAGAACCGAAGTAGGACCTGCTTCTGAGCCGTCGTTAGTACCGCTGTAATCGGTATCGATATTCTTGTACCAACCGTTAAGAGGCTCTGCCCAGTTGCCGGGGTAGATTTTTTTAGACGAAAGGTAGGACATTTATTTCTCCTTTGTGTATGTTTACGTTATAGATCAGACAGTGCCGTCGTCAGAGACAAAGCTGTAAGCAGTCGTGATGAAGTCTTTGTTCAGCACTTCAAAACCAGCGTACAGTTGCCAAATCAAGATGATGAAGCGGCTGAAGTCATCGTTGTTGTTGATGAGCACCTGAGCGTTCGGACCACCGATACCAACACCAACGGCCTGAGGACCGAAGAAGAAGCCCTGAGCAACGTCTTGGTTGGAGTA